ACATTAGTATGCCAATTGAGGTTGTTGATGTTGATGTTCATTCCGATGTTGCAGTCGAATATGGCATTCGTGGTGTACCAACATTAATTTTATTAGACGAAAATAATAATATATCTAAAAGACTTGTTGGTAATAAAACAGTTTCAGAATTAAAAGAATGGGTCATAACATGATTAAGAAAACACAAACAAGATTAACAGATGAGAGAAACAGTTTCAAACCTTTCAATTATCCTTGGGCATATGATGCATGGTTGAAGCATGAACAATCACATTGGTTACATACAGAAGTTCCAATGGCAGAAGATGTTAAAGATTGGAAAAAGAAGTTGTCAACCGAAGAAAAGCAATTTCTAACACACATCTTTCGTTTCTTCACACAAGGCGACATTGATGTGGCAGGTGGGTATGTTAAGAATTATCTGCCACATTTTCCACAACCAGAAGTTCGTATGATGTTGATGGGTTTCGCTGCAAGAGAAGCACTTCATGTGGCCGCATATAGTCATTTGATTGAAACACTTGGATTACCAGAAACAACATACAACCAATTCTTAGATTATCAGGAGATGAAAGATAAACATGATTATGTTTTGGATATCTCTAATACGAATGGTGACCTCTCTAGTACTGCTACTCACATTGCTGTTTTTTCCGCTTTTACCGAAGGTATGCAGCTTTTTAGTTCTTTTATCATGTTGCTTAATTTTCCACGCCACGGTAAAATGAAGGGCATGGGTCAGATTGTAACTTGGTCTATCGTTGATGAAACAATGCATGCCGAGTCTATGATTAAGTTGTTCCGTACATACATTGAAGAAAATAAAGAAATCTGGAATGATGAACTTAAAGGTAAGATATATACAATTGCTGAGAAGATGGTTCAATTAGAAGATAAGTTTATTGATTTAGCATTTAGTATGCAAGCTATAGAAGGTCTAACCAATGCTGATGTTAAACAATACATTCGTTATATTGCTGACCGTAGACTTATTAGTCTTGGCCTAAAAGGCATCTTTAAAGTGAAGAAGAACCCATTACCTTGGGTTGAAGAAATGATTAATGCACCAACACATACCAATTTCTTTGAGAATCGTGCTACCGACTATGCTAAGGGTGCGTTGTCGGGTAATTGGGGTGATGTTTGGGCTAAAGCAGCTTAAAGGAAGAAAATGGGAACAAAAACAATAACAGCAGAATGTTTAAACTGTGAATCGAGCTATGATATGATTTATATGGAAGAATTAGTATCGGAAGAATATCCGGAGTTTTGCCCATTTTGTGGTGAGACAATAGAATCATTAACCGAAGAAGAAGAAGATAATGAAGATGATGATTCCGATGAAGACAAATGGGAATAAACTGGACACATAAAAGTGAAGATTTTACAGAAGATTTAATTGGTGACAATTACGGTTTTGTGTATATTATAACAAATCAAGTTACCAATAAAAAATACATTGGTAAGAAATTCTTTTATTCATCAAAAACAAAACAAGTGAAAGGTAAGAAGAAAAAATTCAAAGTTTCTTCGGACTGGCAAACTTACTATGGTAGCAATGAGGAATTGAAAAAAGATGTTATAATGCATGGCCAAGATTTGTTTAGCCGAGAAATCATACATCTGTGTAAAAGTAAAGGTGAATGTGGTTATCTTGAAGCTAAAGAACAATTTGTTCACGGTGCTTTAGAAACAGATAACTATTACAATTCTTGGATTATGGTAAGAGTAAGAAAGTCACACATTAAAGGTTTGCAATGTTAGAGTACTTGAAGGATATTGAGGAATATGATGCTTTGTTTTTCATGCCTCATCCAGATGTGGATATACACATTCAATCAAATAGATACAAAAATCCTGGAACACCAATAGATGTTGGTTCTATTGGACCAAGTTGGCATGTTTTGTTGTTTAGGCACAACGAAGATACCGACACACTGGAAAACTTGGATGCATTTGATGCCGTACTGAGTGATCCTAGAGAGTATATCTCAACATTAATACCACAAGGTTGGTTTGGTATAGTTGCCAAGAAAACAACCACATCCAATTCTTTTATGTCTGATGCGCTTGACAAAATTAAGAGTTTGATGTAAAATAGAATCTTTGAAACTGAAAGTATAGTATGATTCTTGTTGACCTTAACCAGGTATTGTTGGCCGGACTGATGGCACAAATTGCCAGTCAAAAAGGTGTTAAATTAGAAGAAGGTCTTATCAGACATATGGTCCTGAACATCATCAGGACGCACCTAAAGACATTCCGTAAAGAATATGGTGAAGTTGTACTCTGTAGTGACAACCGCAAATACTGGCGCAAGGAGTTTTTTCCTTTCTACAAGGCCGGCCGTAAAAAGACAAGAGAAAAATCAGACCTTGATTGGCACATGATTTTTGACATGCTTGCAAAATTCAAACAAGAGTTGCGTGACAATTTCCCCTACAAAGTTGTTGATGTTGAGGGAGCAGAAGCGGATGATATCATTGGTACACTTGTACCTCGCCATATCATGCACGAAAACCTCCTAATCATTTCAAGTGATGGTGATTTTCTACAATTACAGATGTATAATGGTAGAAGTGAATTTACTGTCAAGCAATATAATCCTGCACAAAAGAAATTTCTCATTTCGGAAAATCCAATAGCCGAATTGAAAGAAAAAATCATCCGTGGAGATAAAGGTGACGGCATACCGAATGTGTTATCAGTATCGGATTGTTTTGTGCGTGATATTCGTCAAACACCAATCAACAAAGGTAAACTTGATAAATTGATGGAAAAAGATTATGGTCTATGGGAAGATGAAAATGCTAGAATTGGTTTTTCTCGTAACCAGACACTCATCGACCTCAGAAATATACCAGGCGATATCAAAGAGAAAATCATAAATACTTATGAAGAAACTAAACCAGCACCCAAAGGTAAAATTTTGGATTATTTAATTGCCAACAAACTGAAAAGTTTAATTGATGTTATTGAGGAATTTTAATGAAACCGTTGTATGAAATATTTGACGCAATTGATGATGCTCTAAGTAGAAAAGAGAGAATGGACATAATTAGCCAAAATTTGTCACAACCACTAGTTGATGTTTTCAAGTTAACATATCATCCAGATTTTCAATGGAAGATAAAAGAAATACCTGAAAATTATAAAGTGCCAACTGATATGTTACCTGGTATCACGCATGATAGTCTAGCACACCAGCTGCGTAGATTGTATATGTTTCAAGAAGGCAATCCAATGGCCGAAACATTGACAGATAGAAGAAGAAATGAACTACTGATTCAAATGTTGGAATCAATCGAACCAAGAGAAGCGGAAATCTTATTGGGTATATTCCAAAAAGATTTGGGAGTAAAAGGTATTAACTATAAATTTGTAAAAGAGGCATTTCCAGACCTTCTACCATAATGGACAGAGAAAAAATAATTGTCATATCCGGTGAATTTGATCCTCCTTCTTATAATGAATTTAAATTATTAAAAAAATGCAAGTCAATGTGTGATTGGCTTGTTGTTGGCGTACATTCTGATGCTTACATGAAGTTACTCAGAAATGGCTATAAAAACACACTCGACCAAAGGAAAGAAGTAGTAGGAAGTTTTCCATTTGTTGATGAAGTGTTCTCATATAATGATAAAGATGGAACATCATGCAATTTGTTGAAATTAATAAAAATATGTTACCCAATGTCGAATATAATCTATGTGTCGCAAACAGACATAACAAATATGCCAGAATCTCGTATTCGTGGCATAACCTTTGAGACTATTAAATAAGGAGTTAAATTAAAGTGTCAAAATTTTCCGGTAAGTTTCGCAATTACGATGATGATGAGAATGCAAATTTTCAACCAAGAAAAAAGAAAAGGGATCAACAAAAAACCACAAGAAGTAAATCTAATTATGATGATTATGATTATTTCATGGGTAATGAGGACTATCAAAAATCTGGTAGAAGAAAAGCAAAACAATTCTAGTGTTGTTTTTGTGCAACACACATATTGACAAATACCTTGAATAGTGTATAATACACTTATTCGTTGGAGAAATTTTATGATGTTCTATGTACGTTCACCTAAGTCCAAGGCCAAAAAAGTGCCTAAGGCTAAGCTCGAGCAATACGAAAAATGGTTGGAATCACACCAACCAACAAAACCACTTAAAATCCAAAAAACCAACAATACATTGTCTTATAAGCTGTCAACACCTGTTGGCCGTGAAACCAAGCAATACAAATCGTTAAATACTGGTGAAGTTGGTGCAACCAAAGCTGCGGCAAAGGTTTATACTGGCACAAACATGCTGGGTATTGCAACAATGCATAAATCCAACGCTGTTCCCGTGTTTAACACTGAAGCAGCTGTAGAAATTTCAAACATGAGGCGCTAAAATGAGTAAAAAACTGAGTTTTGTTGTAAAATTGCAACGACCGGTGTGTCGAACACCAATCAAGCCTGTGCAAGCGCATAAAAATGTCGCAAAATACAGTCGTAAAAATGATAAAAAGACAATTTTGTCGCAAATCACTGAGCTAGGAGCATAAAATGTCGCAAATCACTGAGCCAAAACAAGAACCGATTGAATGGCAACCTTTGGATAAAGTTGTACGTGAGTGGGCAGTCATGTCCCAATTCGAAAATGACCAAGATTGGTACAATAAACTGAAGGAACAGTGCGAATGAGCAAAATTTATAACTACGAAGAAATTTTCGAAGAAATACCTGGCGATCCTGACAACATTTTGCTAAAATTTCCACCGGAAATGTTGGAACAAACCGGTTGGAAAGAAGGTGACACCATAAACATTAAAATTGTTAACGGAAGTTTACACATTTCAAAAAATGATGTTGCAGAAAAACAACTCAGCCTTGATTTTTGATTGATAGTGTGATATAATAGAGTTATCACACAGGAGTTTTCATGGAATTGATTGAATCTAAATCGTTGCTGGCCAAATTGATGGCTACAGAGAATCTAACGATTGAACAGCGCCCGGTACAAACAGCATCCTTTGATGTTCGTAACCGTGTTTTGGTTGTACCCATCCTCGACAAAAATATTTCAAATGAAATTTATGATTTATTCATGGGACACGAAGTTGGTCATGCTCTTTACACTCCGATGGAGGGTATGCTTAAAGTAAGAAAGTTAAAATTAAATAGTGATGTTGCCAATGTGGTTGAAGATTCCCGCATTGAACGCAAAATCAAATACAAATATCCTGGCCTCAAAAATTCTTTTGCAAGAGCTTATAAAGAGCTCTTTGAAAAAGATTTCTTTGGTGTTAAAGATTCTGACCTAAACAAATTAAATTTACTTGATAGGATTAACCTTCACTGCAAAGGCGGAGCTGGATTGCGTATTCAGTTTAATGATATTGAACGTGGTCTGGTTGGAGAAGTTGAAACAACTGAAACCTATGATGAAGTAATTAAAGTAACCAAGAAAATTATCGATTACATGAAAATGCAAATCGAAGAAGAAGAAAAACTAAGAATCAAATCAGATGAAGATGGTGATGAATATGATGATGAATCTGATATGTCAGAGGAAGAAATGGGCTTTGGTTCCGACTATGATGAGGACTATGAAGATTTCGATGGCAATAGTGAATCTGAGGTAAACGTAAACGAAGACGGAGAACAAGTACCAGCTTCTGGTTCAAAATCCGGAAAAAGTTTGGATGAAAAACTTGAAGAAAAAATCAAGTCACATACTAGTGAAGCATTTCGCCAAAACGAAAAGAAGTTATTTGAATCTAAACCTGGAACTTATGCATATGTAAATGTTCCACAATTAGATACAAAATATATTTTTGACCATAAAGAATTGTGGAAAAAATACAAAGAAGAGGACCATAAGGTTTGCACAGAATCTTATATAAAAATTCGAAATGAAAGTAACAAAGTTGTTTCTTATCTTGTTAAAGAATTTGAAATGCGTAAGAACGCAGACCAGTTAAAACGTGCTTCTGTTGCAAAGACTGGTGACTTGAATATGAAGAAAATCTTTTCATATCAATTCAACGAAGATATCTTCAAAAAGATTACAGTTGTACCTGGTGGAAAATCTCATGGTCTTGTGATGTTCCTTGACTGGTCAGGTTCAATGGTTGAACACATTGGTAATACTGTTAAACAGTTAATTAATCTTGTGTTGTTTTGCAAGAAGGTTAATATACCATATGAAGTATATGCTTTTATTGAAGATTCTGCTGGTAAGCATTACGTAAGACAAAAAGCTGTAAAAGGAGACCTCTATTTGAGAGGTTTTGGATTATGCAATTTGTTGTCTAGTAGAATGTCTAGTTCGGAATTTACTTATGCAGCTTCTGGTCTTGTGTATATGTCAGGGCTTTCGAAAAATTATAATAGACCTGGCCACACTCCACATTGGTTGAGTTTATCTGGAACACCATTGAATGAAGCAATCATTTATTCAATGACAATTGTTCCAGAGTTCCAGAAAAAATATAAATTGCAAATTGTTAACACAATCTTTTTGACAGATGGTGAAGGACACAATTTGCGTGAAGTGTATGATGATAATGGTTATAATTATATGATGCCGAAAGCCATCAAAGCAGAAACTTTGGTTATTCGTGATCCAATCACCAAGAACCAGGAATCTGTTGACCTAAAATCTTATGCATATGATGCACAATCTAAAGCATTGATAAAATTGTTAAGAGCTAGAACCAACTCTAATGTAATTGGTTTCTATATTATCAGTGGTCGTGATTTTGGCCGCAAAGTGCAACAATGGTTCCCGAAACAAAATAATCACGAATCATTAAAATTAGATTTCCGTAAAAACAAATTTATGGTACTACAGAATAGTGGGTATGATGAATATTATATTCTCCGTTCTGGCGGCCTAGATACGGAAGAAGATGCAACTTTTGAGGTTAAAGAAAATTCTACAATCAAAGGAATTGCATCCGCTTTTGCGAAACACAATGTTAACCGAATTGGTAGCCGTGTGGTATTAAATCGCTTCATTAAACTAGTAGCTTAAAAGGAATTAAAATGACTATGTATTCAGAATTTATTAATGTTGACAGAAAAGCAACACTCACTCGTTTAGACCAAGGTCTTATGACACAGTGGGTTGTTGAAATGTATATTGATAAAAGAGTTATTCAAAAGGTAACATTGGGTGACCAACAAAAGGCCAAATCTTTGGCAGAAAATTTTGTTCGTAATGACGGTCAAGCAGTACAAACATTGCTCAGTGAATTTGTATGAAAATTGACAAGCAGACTAAAGAGGTTTTATGTATTGCACAGGAAGAATGTGCCGAAGTCACACAAGCCATTTCAAAAATATTCCGATTTGGATTTGATTCGGTACATCCTGTAACCAATAAGACGAACCAACAAAGTCTGGAGGAAGAAGTCGGTGATTTACTGGCGATGGTTGACATTATGATAGAAAAGTGTATAATATCAGATTCTAATGTTAATGCAGCCAGACAGGCAAAAAAAGAGAAACTTAAAATTTGGTCAAGTATCGAGGTATAAAATGATAATGCATAAATTGATGAACAAGCTCGGTCGTTATCGGTTAATTTTGGATAGAGTGACAAAAGAACCATACATGCATCGGTACTATTTGTTTCTGAAAGACCGCAAATGGTTTCCTTTTAATGTGGTATTACACAAGATTCTGAAATCAGATGAACCAGTTTTCCATGACCATCCATGGCCATTCATTACTGTGATTATCAAAGGTGGTTATTGGGAACACACACCAATCTTGGATGATAATGGTAGGCAGATTGTAGACATTGCACGATGGTGTGGTCCAGGTTCTATCATCATGCGTGGTTCAAAAGATTATCATTGGTTAGAACTTCACAACAATGAACCAGTAACCACATTGTTCTTTATGGGTCCACAACTCCGTGAATGGGGTTTCCTCAAAGACAAATGGATACATAATGAAGAATACTTGAAACAAAGATTGGCAAAATGAATGATGAACAGGTTATGGCCACATACGAAAAGCTGAAACAACATTTTGGTGATAAGCTTCCAGACCCAGAACATAGTCCACTTCAATTTGCATACTTTGTGAAGATATACAAATATTATCACGGAGGTTCATTATGAGCAGATTGGTGAGTGAGATAGAAGATTTAGGTCGTTACATGAGAGATCCACGCATGGATGGTTTTTCATGTTTTGCTGCCAAACAAAGGATTTATGAAGTACTATGGGAATGTGAAAAGCAATTAAAAGATTCGCCAACATTTTCTATAGAGGAAGAATGGCTAAATGAGAATCGAAAATCGAATTAAAGAATATCACATTCAACAAAGGCTTTTGCAGGATCGCCGTCAAGAAGCCCATGTACAAGAGAAAAGAATTCTTGAGGAAAGACGCAAAGAAAAGGTCCGAAGAATGGACAAGCATCGTATTGATGTTTATGCATAAACCATGAGATACATCTGGATGTTCGTTAAGTCTGCCTTGTTATTATTATGGGCATTTTGGATGGTTGCACTAATGATAATAATGGTTGGTATGACATACGGTGGTATCAAGGAACTTTTAAAATAAACCGGGGTTTTCAAGCGCTTCCGGCTAACCAAAAAATTATATTATGAACACAGTACCATTATTTTCCATTCCGTTGGCCACCTCCATTTTGGACCGAGAGATTACCAAAAAAGAAGCCGACTTCATTATGACACAGGATCGGTACAAAACTATCGGTAACAAGAGCACTTATAACAAAAACATACTGAACGAACCCGAGCTGTTTTTGCTTCGTGACTTCATTGAGCAGGAACTAAAGACTTATTCAGACACCGTTATGTGTTACAAAGACATTGAGTTATACATCACACAGTCCTGGATCAACTACAATGACCCCAAAGAATTTCACCACCAACACTACCATGCAAACAGTATAGTCTCTGGTGTTTTCTACATTGCAGTGAATACGGACGATAAGATTCAATTCTATGACAGAAAACCAAAAGACATGCTGATATTCAACCGATCATCATACAATCAGTACAATTCAATTCATTGGTGGTGGCCAGTCAAAGCCAACGATTTATTCCTGTTTCCCTCCAATATGGAACACGGAGTAGCTTCAATCGAAAATGCAGAACAAATGAGAATCAGTTTATCTTTTAACACCTTCTTTAGAGGAAGAGTTGGCACCAAAGACCAAGCGACACTTCTAGAATTACAATGAAAAAATTTGCAATCGCAGGTACCTCTAGTCAGTTTTATGATTGGATGAGAAACAATGGCCGTTCTCACACCGATTGGATTTATGTGAGTGGTCCTGATACTCTCAGGGGTACCAGTGATCCACACGGTATGTTCATTGGTACCTGGTATGAAAGACCTGATATGCTAGAAGTGGTACATATGCTCAGACTTTGTACACACATAAAAAATGAGAAACTGGATGAAGTGTTCCAGGTGTATATGAACTATAGATTGGGGTTAGAAGGATGAAACTATCGGTTGTGGTTGAGCAAGATGTAAAAAGTAAAACAATCTGCACTTGGGAATGTGAACCTTGTGTTCCAACAGGCGAGGTCAAAGATGTTACCGAAGAGGTATTAACGGAGATTAACCGGTGGATTAAAATACATTTCGGAGTTGAAGAATGAATGCTATCGTGACTCTTGGAGTGCTTGTGTATGATTTTCTATTGGTTGCTGGTACCGCATACCTTGTTGTAGTACATGACTGGTCCATGTGGACCTTTCTGTTAACCCTTTTATTCTGTATGAGCATCACTAAGAAGGATAAAAAAGATGAGGGATGAAGATGTACAGAGAATGATAGATTTATCTGAGAGGTCCTTGATGGAAGCCTCCGAGAAAAAAATCCAGGAATCAAAAGAAGAAAAAAAGTTGGACCCATTGGAGGGCCCAGAAAATAAAAAATAGGAATAAAGAGTTTGACCAGGTGGGGCTTTTTTATAATATCACATACCTATGGCGCCCCCATCCCCTACGCTTACAGTCACCAGCCACCCAGCAAACACACACCAGCCAGCTGGCGACCAAAAAAAAGGACTGGGAGCACAGCTCGACCAGTCCCTATAAAGCAGCACGGTTTTCAGTGCTATACCTAACCTTTTAAGCGGCTACTGCCAACCGAATAACCTTGGCCATTTTGCGGCCGTGGGCGGGATAACCAACCACTTCCACCGATTTGTCATAGCAAGCACGGCAACCAGAGCACTTACCA